TCTCAACACTAATGTTGGTCAAGGGTTTAATGTTATAGATGCTGCTAACAACTTTAACCCTTATACCATGAGTACTGATGAGACCTACAGGCGTTCTCTTACGAAAATCGCCACGAGGCTACGCTCAACCTATGAGGGAACCGGAGATAATGTTAATACGGCTGTTACCCGTGACGATACTCAAGGGGATGAGCGGTTATACAACTCTGTAACGAAGTTGTTCTCGCTTCAAATGACTGATTCAAAAGCCTATAGTTCTGGCGACGATGATGGCTATGTAACTGCGACTACACTTGCTCAGTGGAACGCCATGCGCAACGGACGCGCAGTCGCTGGCAAATTTGTCGACACGTCAGGAACAGGACCTTACTACGACAGAGCCATTGATGGAGCCAAGGACAATAGAAACCATAATGTTCTTGATGATGTAACTGACCGCATGCATTACGCTATTGAGTACAAACTGGTAGTCAATGTATACATTGACGACAAAGGCCCTTACAGATTTGAGCAGTGGGATTACGTAATGTCTAGTTTGTTAGAAGATACGTTAGATGACTTAAACGTATTCAAGACTTTCAACATTGACTGGGAGTCGCAGTACAACGATACAAATGACGACGAGTACATCTCGTTGCCTCCGGGCGATGCTGCCTACGACCAAGGCGAGGACGACACTTCGCCTGCATATCTGCCCCCGTATGTACAGTACGATAAGGATGCCTCTTTGCCCCCCTTGCCCCCTTACATCCAGTACGGAGTATAGGAGTAATTAAAATGGCTATCTATTCTTCTAGTGCCCGGTACTCGTTGAGCGAGTCAGGTCAGGAGGCTTTCCGCTCTCCTGTTAGCAAGTCGAACTACCGCATGTACACAGTCGTTGCTGGTGATACTTTGGAATCGATTTCTGCACGACTGTTCGGTACCACAGAGCGCTACTGGGAAATCGCTGACTTGAATCCTCAAATCAAGTTCCCTCTTGACATCAGTCCCGGCACAGCCCTAAGGATTCCTACGTGATCGTAAAGAAGCCATATGGCGTATCGTCGGATATTGAGGTCACTATTGATGGGTCTGAGGTAAGTTACACATCTATCAACTCAGTGGAACTTCATCTTGAAGAGAACATGCATGACATGCTTGTTCTCGTGGTAACAGGTATACCTCCGAAGGCGATCACCGATTACTACGGTAAGGCTATTAGTTTTCGTATGATTTCTGGCAGGTCGACCTCTCACGAGTTTCTTGGTTACGTAGAAGACGTGCGCCCCTATTCCTTCACAGGATTCGGCCTTATCAACAACAGCCCTTTCCAAGAGACTCGCATCGTTTGCATGGGTGCTTCGTACAACATGCGTGGCAGTACTAGCAGGGTATGGCGTAACTTCCGTATCAGTGATATCGCTCGTGATATGTGCGACAAGTACAAGTTTAGCCTTGATGTGCCTACAGACGATCTGTACATCGATAACGTCGCTCAGACTAATGAATCAGATTGGCAGTTTCTCACACGGTACTGTACACATTTTGGGTACTCTGTAACCGTGCACAGTACTCATATGCACGTGTTTGACCCTTACAACGCTCTTAGCCGTCAAAACTCAGTGCATGTCCTAGAGACCTTGAAGAGCGCTAAAGGCGACCCCACGCCCCGCCCCGGTCAGATTCTTAAGTTTGAAGGTTCATTCTCTCGTCGTCACGCTGACGGTCATTATAAGGAGACCGTCGTGTCAGTGCTAAAAGAGGACAACTCTCTTGGCGAACTGAGTTCTTCCACAGTTGACTTGCGTACTAACGGTATGGCGCGGTACCCTAACCGCGTGAGTTCCTACTCCGATAACTTCGCTGAAGCGCGGCGCAGGATCAGTGCAGTGTCGAAGGAGAAGTATGACTACTATGCTGACGTTCAGGTACTGGGGATCGCAAACTGCGTCCCCGGAGGCATCGTAGAAGTAGGGGACTATTCTTCTGACTTTGATGGCTTTTGGTACGTACAGAAGGTATCGCACACATTAGACTCTGACAAGTTTATAACTGACCTACAAATAGCCAAGAACTTGAATACGGAACTCATCTTCAACAACACGAAGAAGTTTCAAAACCCGCCTTCCGCTACTTACAGGAACGGTGTGTGGATGACTACGGAGAAGCGTGTTAATGAGTACTCCTGACTTTGAAGTACATAGGGCTATTGTCCATTATTCTGACCCCGTATCAGGTGATGCGCAGGTTCGTATTCCATCTTTGCTAGGTATCGATCAGGTAGTCAGCATTCCGACCATTGGCCTGACGAACACCGATGGGTTCTGGAATGTCCCCTCTGTTGGTGCATCTGTATTCGTTGCGGTTTCAGATGACCGAACTCAGTTCTTGTGGCTTACTGCTGTAGGTATATCTGGTTCTGGGGGCGATGATCCCAGCAATGAACCTATTGGTCATGAGGACCGTACTGCCAGTTACATCGCTTTTGATAACGGTACCCGCACGTTCAGTATCCAGCCCGCCAACGGCTCCTACGTGGTGTGGTGCGTCGGTCTCCGCTACGAGAAGGCAAATCTGGAATCAATCCAGATTCCAGATACGACCGGTCTGTACTACATCTCGTTCAACGCTCAGGGGCAGTTGCAGTATAGCACCGACTACTTCGTGTGGGATCAGGACTGCCCCACCGCTTATGTCTACTGGAACAGTACGACACAGCGTGCCGAGTTCTTTGCTGACGAACGTCACGGAATTACCATGGACTGGCAGACGCACGAGTACCTACACAGGACTCGTGGTGCTGCGTACGCTAATGGATTCGATGCTTCTAACTTTGACACCAGTACGCAAAACGGTAATACCGACGCTCAGGCTAAGTTGGATATCGACAACGGCACGTTCTTTGACGAGGACTTGCAGGTCGACGTGCGTCACTCCCTCGCCCCCGCGCAGAACACGTGGGAACAGCAGTTGCAGGGACCAGCACGCATCCCTGTCTTTTATCGGTCAGGAACCTCATATGTGTATGACGCCCCTACTGACTTCCCTGTAAAGCAGGGGACCTCGCACCCTCTCTACAACAGTTCTTCTGGTGGTAACTGGTCAACTACTGAACTGGGCGCTAACTCATACGGTATTCAGTGGATTGTCGGCACTAACCAGTTGAATTATCCGATCCTGTCGATCATGGGTCAGGCGCAGTACTCCAATGTTGGTCAGGCAGAGGCTGCGTCGTGGGCCGACATGGACTTGGACGGCCTCCCCATCGTGGAAATCCGTGTCCTCTATAAGATCGTTTTCCGTGCAACCGGCAGCAACACCCCCGGTTGTTACTTTGACCAGATCGATGACTACCGCAATGCGCTCTCTAACGCTACTAGCACCGCAGCAGCAGTCGTTGACCACGGCAACCTAACCGGTTTAGGGGATGATGATCACCCTCAGTACCTGACATCTGGTAGGGCTGACCTTCTTTACGCAGATATCAATGCGTCCCCAACTATCACCCTCGCAGGAGATGCCACAGGAAGTGTAACCCTTACAGACTTGGGTAGCGGGACGTTAACCTTGGCGGTTGTAAATGACAGCCATACCCACGATGGGCGTTACTACACAGAGACCGAGTCCGACTCCAGATTCGTTAACGTGACTGGGGACACCATTACTGGGAATTTGAGTGTCAACGGCACATTAATCACGGACTACATTCGGAACGACAACGGTAACTTCCTCGCACTTGAGGGCGGCGACAGTTGGAACCTCGGCAGCAACGCCTCTGGTGAGTATGTGTGGATGGCGGCTGAGAGTGGCATTGTCATCGTGTCATCAGATGCGAATTCGACGGTGTGGGCTGACCGCAATCAGGTGCGTATCTCGCCAAGCGGTGGGATAGACGAGAACCTTATCGTCTTCGCTAAAGAACTACGAGTCAACAACATCGGTGGAGCGAACGCCAAGATTGGACGCTGGCAGGCCAACGATGACTACGCCATGTTCGGCACAGATGACATGACCGGCGCAGAATACTCTGTTCTGGCGGGTGGTGCTACGGATGGCAACACCTACATCTCTGCCCAGTCCGGGGCGAGCGTCTTCATTCGTCCCAGCGCAAACAGCACGACAAACCAAGCGTCATTCTCTACTAGTGGTGCATTTTTTGGGACGACCACCGTCTCAGACAGACTCTGGATCGGTTCAGGCGGGATAAACCTTCGTGAATTGTCTGGCGAGTTGGATGTCAATGCGCCCATCCAGTACGACCAGTATCTTGGCACTGAGTTGAATGGTGGAACAAACAACGACTTCATCTCTAACAGCGACTCTGCGTATGGCGGGTACGGTGGTCGTTGGAACTTTCACTTTGACAACAGCCTTACTACTGGCAACGGCAATGCGGCAGTGACCGCAGGTAGGTACTATGCGTCGAACACCTCGGTGGGGTCAACATCAGATGCGCGGTTGAAGAAGAACATCGCAGATTTCGACAACGAAATCGGGCTGCACATCCTGCGTCAGTTGCGTCCGCGCACGTTTGAGTGGGACTACGATGACCCGACCGGCCTGTGGGCGCACGGCACACAGATTGGACTCGTTGCCCAAGAGGTAGATGAGGTATTCCCAGCATGGGTTGACTACTGGCCTCAGGAGGACGCACGACGCAAGTCCGATGGCGAGATAGTGGAACGCGCTCTCGCACTAGGGCTTGACCAACAGTTCCAAGTCATGGTCGTATCAGCGATTCAGAATCTCGCTGACCGCATCGAAGCATTGGAGACAGCATGAGCATCACACCTGAACAGCAGGCACAGATAGACGAGTTCGTGGAGCAGCGTCGCCGGTACAACGCATGGCGTGAAGCACGGGCGATGCGTCAGCGACGTAATGGGCTTCTGGAGCGCACGGACTGGACGCAGACCGAGGACTGCCCCTTGCCACCAGATGAGAAACAGGCATGGGCAGAGTATCGGCAGGCGTTGCGTGAGTACCCTGACCAAGAGGGGTTCCCTGACATCCCGCTACCCACTCCCCCTGACGATCTTGACGATCCTCGTCCTACAATGAACGGCGCTATCGACGGGTATATTGACAGCGAAGGTAACAACCTGTAGGATAACAACCATGAACATCACCCCAGAAGAAGTCGTCCAAGAGTTCCAGCGTCAGTTCCCCAAGGAGTTCACGATCTGCGTACAGGCGATTCAGATCGCTAAGTTGCAGGAACAGGCACAGGAGAAGACCGTTGCCGAAGAAAACTAAGATGGAGTGGCCCCTCGGTAAGGGGGCCGGTATCTGCATTCACGACAACGTGTTACCACCGAAGTTGTGTCGCAAGATCATCAAGTTCTTTGAAGATCGCCCCCACTTCCAGCACCCCGGTAAGACGTTTGGCGGTGTTCTGCCTGACACCAAGTTGTCGACAGACTCCCACATCATGGAGAACAACGAGTTTATTCAGAATGACGAGGAACGTGAGTTCTTACGTAAGGCTGAAATAGCCATTTTTGAACTATACAAAGTGGTACTAGCAGAGTACATCCTTCAGTATGACAGCCTTACTCGGGAGTGGGTTAGCCGAGCCGATACTGGGTATCAGTACCAACGGTACACAAAGAACAAAGGTTTTTACAAGCCTCACATTGACGGTTCTCCGTACTCCGGGGCCAGCGGTAAGGATCGCGTGTTGGCGTCGGTGATGTATCTGAATACTGTCAAGAAGGGCGGGGGTACGTATTTCGACTACTTCGACTTTACGTGTGATGCCGTAGAGGGTCGTATCGTTACGTTTCCTACGACCTTTTTGCACCTGCACGGTGGTTTGGTGCCGAAGTCGGAAGATAAGAGCATCATTAGTACGTTTGTCATCGCCCCCGAACCGCCAGCCCAACTTAGTGACACGCAGATCGCCCCAACCTCAGAAATCACAGAAGTGCAATCAGAATTGCCAGACGTAGACATCTGAGGTAGACTTCCTAGTGAAGAAGACATCACTAGGAGGTACGTTATGCGCCGTCTCACCGCGCTAGCCGTGCTGGCATTGGTACTGACTACCGTCAGCGCAACTAAACAGAGTCCCGTTGAACTAGCAGTCGTTACCACGACTACGCAGGTGACTTATCCCATTAATCCTTTTATCATTGAGGATTTGATGGCTGACTCACACGACACAGAGTCTTCCATACCGGAATTGGCTCCTGCCCCAAAGAGCACAAGAAAGATCGTTGCCACGACAACCACCGTCGCTCTACCTGAGGGTAAATGTAGTGAGTGGTACCCGCAAGCACTAGAGGCTGGCTGGGAAGTAGACCAACTGACCAAGGTCGGTCGTATCGCGTACTCCGAGAGTAGATGCCAGCACGATATTGCCAACAAGACCTACTCATACGGCTTGATGCAGATTGAGTGGTCAGCGCACAGAGGCTGGTTAGAGTCAGAGTTCGGGATAACTGACAGGGAAGAGTTGTACGACCCTGTGGTAAACTTTGAGGTATCTAAGTGGTTATTTGATTATGCCGATGAACACTACGGATGCGGATGGCAACCTTGGTACATGAGTGGGAACTGGTGCTGATGTACTGAGGAGATTGCATGCGAAAGATATCCTTTCTGCCTTTATTGCTGTGGGTATTTTCGCTGTTTTACGCCCCCTCCGTATCAGCAGGTTCATACTCAGTACTGAGCGAGAGCGACTGGTTCTTCACAGTAGAGGAAGATCAGACGCTCGTCATCATCTATGGCAACAGTAACCAGTCGTGCGAAGAGGTAACAGTTGACCCATACCTATGGCTGTATGACGACAAAGACACGCTGGTCACATACGACGACGACGGCAACTTCAACGCGCAAGATCAGTGCGTGTCGTCGAAGATTTACACGACACTCAACGCCGGAGATTACCGACTAAGGGCAGGTTATTACCCACAACAGCAAGGTATCGGCTACGAGGGGGGCGAGTATGAGTTACTATTCGACTTAGACCTGACCGGCACTACCACCACAACGACATGGGTACCAACTACAACTTCCACCACGACAACCACCACCTCAACAACTACAACCTCGTCAACGACCACCACTACGTCTACGACCACGACTTCAACGACGACAACGACGACGACCACGGTGCCCCCCACTACGTCGACATCGTCAACGACGACGACCACCACCGTAGTGCCGACATCGACTACCTCAAGCACAAGTACAACGTCGACCTCGCTTCCCCCTACGACGACCAGTTCCACCACGACCGTACCCACAACTACACCGTCCACGACGCTCCCTCCAACAACCACCTCTTCGACAACTTCTACGACGAGTTCAACAAGCACTACAACCACGACAACGACGACGACCGCACCGCCACCGCCATCGACTACGTCAACAACCACGACTACGACAGTCCCCCCGACAACTACATCGACAACTTCTACGACGACTTCTACTTCGACCACTTCCACGACGGTGCCTGTGACGAGCACCTCGTCAACAAGCACCACAACTACGACTGAAGTCCCCGTAACGACGACAACCCAGCCACCTAAGACCCCTGAATCGGCTATAATTGCTCGCATAACCGATATCGAACTTGCTGAGTCAGTGGAAAGCATCATTACTGGTGAAGTAACCGTCGAAGTACTTGACGAACTGGTCAATAACGAGAACTTCGACAACCTTGACGAGGAGACTCTAGAGGCTGTCAGCGAAGCCCTATCCGAGGCCCCCACCGAGGTAAAAGAAGCGTTTGAATCTGAAGTGAACGTGTACAACGGGTCTTTCGACACGTACGTTCCAGTAGGTAGCCGCATCAGCGTCGAAGATCGACGTGTCGTTGTTGCGGTTACAGCCACGGTCTCAGCAGCAGCAGCCGCCCCCGCAGGAGGTGGCAGAAGGAGACGTTGATGCTGAAACGACTGTTCAAGGAGGGATATGCCCTCGTATGGACACTATCTGGTACCGCTTTAGTGCTAATCACTCTCTCAGGAGAGGTTTTGCGCTACGCACTGTGGATCAGTGGAGCATCAGTCGCAGCCCACCTCGTAGGTTTCTTGTTCTTTGGAGGCGATGATGATGAGTCTTAAAATGATTGGGGACGTGACACTTAGGATGGTGGCTACGTTCACGGCCTCAGCCCTTAGCATTATCTCAGGCGCTGCAATTGTTGGTGACATTCCTATGCACAAAGCCGCGTTCCTCGCAGGGTTTGTGGCTGTGGCTCAGGTTGCCGAGAAACTGGCACGTGCCAGCATGGATGGAGAACTTACCAAGGAAGAGATTGACGAGGCGTTTTTGGGCGCTCGCATCAAGAGGACCGAGGACTAGAAACCCGTATACATACGACAACCTATGCTAGAGTAAGGTTGTCCACCTATACGGAGGTATACACATGTTTGATCCTAAGTTTCTGAAGGACGCCGTTGAGCGAGCAGTCGCTACGTTTGCACAGACGCTCGTGGCTCTTGTCGGTACTGATGCCGTCGATATCCTTTCAGTGGGTATTGGGGATTCTCTCAAGGCTGCTGCCGTCGCGGCTGGCCTCTCGCTTGTCAAGAGCGTTGCTGCTGCTCGTGGCCCCATCGGGGATTCGTCGGCTAGCGCCGTCAAACTCGGGGAGTGATATAGATGAGTAAGCGTCCGTATACCGGATACGACAAAACTGCCGACGGTAAGCGCGCCGGGTTTGAAACCCTCGTTGATCTTCTGGAGGCTCACTTCGGCCTTTGGAATAACGGGACGCTCAACGTAAGACCAAAACGAGGGAAGTCATCCATGTCCGTTCATGCGACGGGGCGGGCTGGCGACCTTAGTTGGCGTGGTGCCCCGTACCGTGGTACAGGTAACTATCAAGACGCTATCCGCATGATGGATTGGTTAGAAGAGCACGCCGATGCCTTGGGTATCGAAGCCATCTTTGACTACTATCCCCAGCCGTACGGTCGTGGCTACAAGTGTGACCGTGACGCCTTTACGGTATACGACAAGCGTGCGTTCTCCGGTGCCCCCGGTGGTGACTGGGTGCATATTGAGATCAGCAACGAACATGCCGATGATCCTCAGTATTACCTTGACTTCTTCGCTGAACTTCTTGGTGAGGCCGATGTTAAGCCCGCCCCCGCCAAGAAGACGCCAAAAGCACCTGCTGGCAATAAGCCGTGGCTGCAAGTCGGCAGCAAGGGTGCTGAGGTCAAGAAGGTACAAGGCATCGTCGGCGCTACTCAAGATGGCGACTACGGTCCCAAGACTGAAGACGCTGTCAAGAAGTGGCAGGCAGAGCACGACCTTCACGTCGACGGCATCTGGGGACCCGGTTCACAGGGTCACTACGTAAACTGCGACCACACCACGGCTGAGGCCAAAGGTCCTGTTGAAAAGGCCCCCGAAACCGCAGTCCCGTTCCCCGGTAAGAGCCTTCGTAAAGGTAGCCGTGGAGACAACGTGAAATTGGTGCAAGGTAAGGTCAAGGCAAAGCAGGATGGGTGGTTCGGTTCCGCCACTGATCGTCGTGTGCGTTCTTACCAGCGTACGAACGGGCTACATGTCGATGGCGTTGTTGGCCCTAAAACGTGGGCACATATGTTTGGGTGAGGTATGAGTGAAAAGCATCTCAATTCCGTTCTCGTTTACGGGTGGTAGAGTAGGTATTACTCGTAACTACGACAAGATTATTCGTCAAAAGATTGTTGACGTACTGGTCACATCTCCACCTGAGAGGTTTGGTATTGCAAACTACGGTGCTGGCGTTTACTCATTAGTATTTGAAGATATAGATGAACTAATTGCTGCCGACTTCAGACTTGACGCTATCGCTGAGTTACAGAACCGTCTTACAGGTGTTACTATCAATGACATTCGGGTGAGGCAAAACACGTTTAACCCGAACACAGCGGAAATCACGGTCTACTACTCACTACCACTTAGCCGTACACAGTCGTTCTCTTTTACAGTTACTGACGTACTTAACGAGGAAAGTCCGCTCTAATGGCATTTGATTATTCAAGCAGAGACTACAACTCCATCAAGTCAGACCTTCTGGCTCGCGCCGCCCGTGTCGTCCCCGAGTGGACTGATAGGGACCCGGCAGACTTTGGTATGGTCATGGTTGACCTGTGGGCGCAGATGGGTGACGTGCTGCACTACTACATTGACCGCGCTGCCGGTGAGACGTTTTTGCCTACCGCTACTCAGCGTGAATCTGTTCTTTCATACGCGAACCTTCTAGATTACGTGCCTAACGCGAGAACAAGCGCCACAGGCACCGTGACTGTTCGTAACAGCAACTCTTCGTATGTAAATCTGTCTAAGCATACGACATTCACTCTTCAATACGATAATCGTACGTACTATGCATATATCGAAGACGCAGAGTCGCTTGCCCCTAGTGCAGATACTACGTTCCCGGTTAAAGAGGGCATCATTGTTGATAACCCCGCCGAAACTCTGACCGAGTCCTCAACAGGGCAAGCATCTCAGCGTTATACCTTGCTGAATACGGGTGTGGTGCGAGACTCAGTAACGGTGTACGTGTACGAAGATGGTGTCAATCCTACTGAGTATTCTTACGTTAATCGAATGTCGTCTGCTGTTAGCGGAGACCGCGTATTCTCAGTTCGATTGAACGCCTCTGGACAAACACAGATCATTTTCGGAACCAGTACAAACGGTTTTGCTCCCCCTAGTGGCGCAACTATCACCTGTACATACGCCTACTCAAGTGGTTCTAACGGCAACTTCCCGGCCAACGTCGTAACGGGATTCCGCAGTGTTACTCCCACGGGGGTAACTGTTGTGTCTTCTAGTGCCTTTACCGGTGGTATCAACGAAGAGTCTATTGACTCTTTGAAGTCCACTATTCCGTCCGTTATCGCCACGCAGAATCGTGCCGTAACCAAGGGTGACTACCTGCGCCTCGCTCTGGCCGTTGATGGAGTAAGTAAAGCAGCGGTTGAGTATCTGCCTAGTGGAGTCTCTGGTAACGCCAGTGTTCGCGTGTACCCGCACGTCAATCGTGAGGCTGACTACTTAACTACATCGGATTCATCACAGACCATTAGCACAAGTACTGCTAATAATGTCACTACTTACTTGCAGCCCCGCTCTGTTTTAGGTGTGGATGTCGTTGTTGCCTCCACCATCAGTTGGCAAGGAATTGACATTGCAGCGACCGTGTACGTTCTAGACGGTGTTAAAGCATCTAATGTACAGGTGCAGGTAGAGGAAGCACTAGACAATCTGTTTAAGTTCAGCAGAGTCACTTTCAACCAAACACTTACTCTTGGCTCCATCTACAGGGCAATTCTGGGTGTATTTGGTGTCGAATACGCTATAGTCACGGTGTTTGACACTGCTGGCAATACGGGCACTCAAGATACGATCACAGTAGGCTCGTATGAGTTGCCAAAGAAAGATACTTTTACTGTTTCTACTAGCGGTGGCATTACCTCGTAACCATGGCAAGAGTCTCTTTTACGCTTCGACGCGACGTAATTGACCGAGGTTCCTACGTACGGTACGACACCGATACGTATAACGCAGCAGCGTCTATTGGTAATGCAGCATCTGCCGGTACGTGGGAATGGGACTACGACGGTAGTCGTGATGTCGACTCCTCATTGCGTTCTGACGGGTACGTACTTCCGGCAGCAGAGTTCGCTGAGTCGTTCTTTGAGGCGACAGCGGTGTCATATGGCGTCAACGCTCTTACGTGGGGCGTAAACCTGTACCCTCTTAGTGATTCTGTACTGCCGTACGAGATCGTTCTGGTTCAGTCGTATGAAGGTTCACCAGAAACTATCGACTCTGGAACTGTGCTCGTAGAAAGCGATACAACTTTCTCCTACGACCACACAGGAGTTACTCAAGGTATTTGGTCGTATTACTCACTGTTCGTTAGGTATCGAAGCCTTGCTAACCCGACCGGTTACTATGACAAAGTTGCCACGCTAGAGGTCATCAATCCCGTCATGTATGGCTCTACCACGCTGCTTTGGGAACGCATCCCTCAGTATTACCGTGAACTGGACATCGAAACTGGTGAAGATATTGATGATGCTTCGTACAGCCTTACTGACATAGGAGTCTTCCCAGAGGGAACCAAGATCGGCCCCTTGTACCGGTTCTTGTCAGTGTTCGGGTTTGAGATGGACAGGGTACGAACTCTTATTGACTACTTGATGGTTAGTAAAGACCCGTACGAATCGAACACGGAGAATCTTGAGGCGATCTCCAACATGATGGGTTTGTACCTATCACCTACCTTGTACTCAGGTACAAGTATCAGGCGTGTCCTAGACGACATTGGGTACCTACGTAGGTCAAAGGGTTCGTATGAGAGTCTGCGTCTATACGGTAGGGCGCTATCTGGATGTGACATTGAAATTGACGAGACGAATCAAGAAGTCACCTTTTACGCTGAGCGCACTAATTACATCACCGATCCTCTTGACGCGACTGGGCTTATCTCGCCGCCCCGCGCCGCACACGAAGTCGAAGCGGTGCCCCCTCGCTACAATATGGGGGGATATGATCCCACTACATACGATGTCAACGACACTGACACTTATCCTCAGCCACTCGGTGCTTCGTATGCCCCCGGTATGTACTGGACGGCCTCGGCCTCCGCTACAGACTTCAACGGGTTTGCTGTAGACAGCGGTGATTACATTGTTGCGTACCTAGACGGTGCATGGCCGACCAACGCAGACGGCAACAAAGTCACACTAACTGTCGATGACATGTCGTTCGCTGTAAGCGGTTACACGTTCTCAAGCACTAAGTACAGCGCTTACACCATCCACACGCAGAGTGGTACTCGTTACACGTCAAACGGTTCTGGAGATTCTGTCGGTGTGACCCACCTAATGTTCCGTATTGATTGCCCAGTTCCTGTTAAGGAAGGTGATAGCCTTTTCTTCTCAATGCACAGCGGTGTCGGAACAGAGCATCTCGTCTGGGCACGTATGACCGATGAGAGCGGTAACGTCATGGGCGAGTCAAACAGGGTAGTGCGCTCTGAGGGACTCAACTACATTGAGGTACCTATTACTGATAACGCATCACTGACTGAGTACACAGTTGGTTTTATTGAGTTCTTGGTTGACCTTAGTGCTGCTGGCTCTTTTGATGCCACATACTTCTTGGCAGAGCGCAACAACGTCGGTTCTTACTTCGACGGGAACAACTACCGTGGCGGTTGGCTCATTGATACTGTGACAACTCCCGGCACGAGCATTCTCATTAATGATTACGACTGGTCTGATGATGGGGAGCCTGATCCCGGCGATTCGTCCACGTATCAGAACGGCGACCCCTACGTATCTATTTCCGTGTACACAGAGAACTACAGTGTCAAGAAGTCGCTGCTCAGCAACTATTTCCTTGGGGCTTTCCCTGTTAATGTTGCTGACGACTACAGCATCGTGGATTACAACGCCGTACCCGGCATGGATGCCATCGATGCTTATTTCTTCTCCCTCCCTTGACAGGTACGTGACGCGCCTGTAGAGTGACTGCTCCCCAACAGAAGGAGCAGACATGGCAACATACGCAATCGTTGGCACAGGCAGTGCCACGAAGCAGGCGCTGAGGGAGTCACTCCACGACCTCTCTCTGGACGACAACGACACACTTCTCCTGTCGTGGTCGGGTACACCGGTTCCGTCGTCGCTCGCTTTCATCTACGACTACGTGCTGGACAACCAGATCAACTTTGTCCTGTACTACACCGAGGGTCAGCGAGTTCCCGGCGATTTCCGTGAGGTCGACTTCGGTTCAGTCACCAAGGTACGCGACTCGTTCCAGTCCCAACTGAAGCAGGAGCCTGACACGGTGCTGCTGTTATGGGATGACGAAGACGCTGAGCAGATCATCTACGACACGTTCGACGCAGGCATCAAGCGAGTGCTGGAACTTAGCAATGGTCTTGCTCCTATCGACTTGGAAGAGGTCGATGACGAGGTTCCTGCCCCCGCCCCCGCCCCCGTGGAAGAAGAGGATGAAGAGGATGATACTCGTTTCACCAAGCAGCAGTTAGAGGACATGGCAGTGCCAGCCGTGAAGCGCTACGGAGAGCGCATGGGCTGCAAGGCCAAGACCAAGAGTGGCATCATCGAAGAGTTGTTCGGTGCAGAAGAGCCAGAGGAAGCCCCTGCCCCAGCAGAAGATGATATCGAAGATGATATCAAGGACCTTCCCGCGCCCCCTACGGGCACTCGCTCAGGGGACAACTCGTTTGAGCATGAACTGATCACGTTGATCGGCAACTTCTATGAGCACTATAAGCCGGGGTTTGAGTCCGATATGGCGCACCTTGCTCTGGGCCAAGCGCGTCTTTGGATGCTGAAAATGTTGTCAGATGGTTGATTTTCATGCGCACTGCTGGTATGGTGACGACGCACCTCCTGTGGGTGTCTTCTTCAGTTGCGGTGAGGCCCCGGAGCAATCCGGGGCCTCGCTGCGTCTAAGGTAGGACCATGCCAGTTTTTGGAGCCGACCCCGACAAACCGACTGAATACTGGAGCGACATGCCAACCACCACAACCCGTTACGTGAGCAGGCCGGTACGTGACCTCACTAACTACTTCGCTTACCACCGACATGCTCGTATGAGCCAGCGCTGCAATGAGGAGGACAAGGCGCGCCTCAACATGTTCTTCTCGCGTAAGTTGAAACAGGGATTTGATGCAGCGTCCATCAAGGCCATCATCGACAGGTTCTACCAATCACCCGCTGGACAGTACGAGCACGCTTCGGCACTCTTTTGTAAAGACTCTGTCCAAAAGGAACTAGCAGAAGATATCGATATCCATAATAACGATGCCATACTTCAGTGGTTACTGGATGGCATGCCGAGTGACTGCTATGACCTGACTGATGCTCGTGAGGTTCGCAAAGCAATTCTTCTGCACTGCGACGAGTCGCTTTTGAGGTACCCTGAAATCGTCGCTGAGATCGTACGCACAGACGACCCCGAGCCGTACCTATCCGAGCGCTTGTCAGCCCTAGAAGACCTCATCTTCTGGAATCTAGGAAATAGTGATGAGGATGCTGGACACCTGCACGATGCTCTGGCTAGTATCGACCTTCCCAAAGAACTGGCATCAAAGGGGCGCTCCCCCAAGAGCATTCGCACGAAGCACGCCACTGTACAAGATGCCATCGTCAAGATTCCCGTACGTAGGACGAAGGAGAACCGGTGAATTACACCACCCCCACGGAGTGGAAGAGCGAGAACTGGTGGAGGAACAGGCCATTAGACGAGCGCGTGTTCCATCTTCATATCCCAAAGCGCATCCGTGAGAACATGGAAGACTGGGATAGCGTGCCGTTAAAAGGTGATGGCAACCTATTCATACAGGGCGCATCTGGTTCTGGCAAGTCATTGATAGCAGCCAAGACCTTGGTGGATACTGTGACGGCCAATAAGATGTCCGGTAGGTGGTTGGAGGCCGACGATTATATTGAGATGCTGAAAGACTCGTTCGACAACGAGGGCGTCCTCCCTGAGATGTACTCCAGCCCCCACGTCGTCAAGTACGTCAAGGGCGTGTTTGATATTGTCGTCATCGATGGTCTGGGCGAAGAGCGCATGACGGAGTTCGCCAGCCATGAGTTGGGGAGCCTGATCCGCAAGCGTTACGACAAGCAGAAGTCGACCATCATCACATCGCGTCTGTCGATACAGGACATTAAGAACCGCTATGGAACTAGGCTGGCTAATCCGCTCGCAGACTTTGAGTTTGAGGTTCTACGTGGAAAAAGGTGACATCGCCCCCACCACCCACAAGCACATCGCATGTTGGTTTGAGGACCTGCTCATCACACGCGCAGAAGAACCGCAGAAGCGACGACTGTTTCGTCGTGAGAAAGAACTCACCGATGATGAATGGGTGAAGGCCGAGGTACGCAGGTGGCGGGTCAACGAGATGCCTCTTAAGTCTGTGTACCACATGGTGAACCAACTCAGTCTTGGTGTAGAGGTGTACACCTACTTTGAGGATGATCTAGTAGAGCACATCGAACACTGGCTCGCCCGAAAGGGCATAAACGTAAGCGTATACGCATACTACGATCTAGAAACATTGAGGGACGACTTCAAGTACAACCGTGATGTACATACCCTCTTTACTCCTTACGAAGACGACGCAGCGTTGCTTGGGTTCCGAGCAACAGTGACTAGACCAGATGGGACGTTCGGTATCTAATGGCAGCGATTGAGCACCTTGTAATCAGCAAGATTATCGAAGAGCAGTCTCTGAATGAAGCAAGCAAGTCGGGTATCAAGCCCGTGTACTTTGCGGGTGAGTGGGAGAGCATTTATCAGTGGGTACTGGAGTACAACACCAAGCATGGTGCCGTGCCTACGGAGCGCGCATTCAGTACCGCGTACGGCGACGTTGAGATCATCGACACCACCGCAGAGACGTTCAGCGGTCTTTTTGAGGAACTGCTAGATGCCTACCGCTCGCGCACCATCATCGAAGCGGTCAGCGCAGCGATGGGACCACTTGACAAAGACAACGTCAAGGATGCCATGGCAATCCTGTCATCGGGTCTACAGGCAGCGAGTACCGAGACCGCACGCTTGCGTGACTTCAACATCATTGAGGGGTGGGAAGAACAACTCAAGATGTACCGGGAGATGAAAGACAACCCGAATTCCATGGGTGGTATACCCACGGGCTTCACCGGTCTGGACAGAGTGACCTACGGATTGCGCCCCCAACAGTTCATCGTCATGGTTGGAGAGCCTAAACGTGGTAAGTCGCTCTTTGAGTTGATCATGGCTATCGCTTGCCACCGCCATGGTCTGAGACCGTTGTTCATATCATTTGAGATGTCAGTAGCGGAGCAGCGCTCTCGCTTCTACTCGCTGGTCGCGAAGATTCCCTATGAGCGCATACTCAGCGGAGATATGTCTGAAAAGGAGTTTGATCGACTAGAGAAGACCATGCGCATGATGAAGAACATGCACCCGTTTATGATGTCAGAAGATAGCAGCAGCCTAACAACCATCAGTGCTATTGCTGGCAAGATTCAGGAGTACCAGCCTGACGCAGTGTTCATCGACGGTATGTACCTCATGGACGACGAGAACGGAGAACCAAAAGGTACACCGCAGGCGCTGACCAACATCACACGCGGTGTCAAGCGCCTCGCACAGAGGTTCGACATTCCCATTGTCGGTACCTCTCAGGTGCTGTCATGGAAGTTGAACAACAAGCGTACACGTGCCATCACCGCAGACTCCATTGGTTACACCTCATCATTTGTGCAGGACGCTGACTTGGTGCTTGGCGTAGAACGCAACCCAGACCTTGACGATCAGGCTATTATCCGTGTGGTGGAGGCGCGTACTGCCCCCCATGCTGAAATTCATGTCAAATGGGATTGGAAGACAATGGAGTTTGACGAAGTATCGGAGGTTGAGGAAGTTGACCCATCATTCGACTGACGACATCGTAAATCGACTGGAGTACGCATCTATGAGCACTCCAGAATTGTCGTTGCTCAGAGAGGCTGCTGCGTACATTCGTAGTTTGCGCGAGGAACTAGCAGATGCTCAGGACGAGAGCATCGTCATCCACGACAAGAATGGCAACGAGTTGTGCGTTATAGAAGGCCCCGCTGCGGAGCACCTAAAGAAGCACGCCATCTCTGATTACGTAACTAACGCCCTCCGTCACATATTGGAAGAGTATGGACAGGAGCACTGATCTTGTAGAGGTCCTCACCGATCTAGGCGTAGAGGTACACAGGGTACAAAACGACGAGATCAACGGTCGATGCCCTGTACACCACCTGAACAAGGGGCGAGAGAGCAGTCGGTTCTCTTGGTATATCAACTCCGAGACAGGATTGTGGTACTGCTTCTCATGCGGTGGCAGGGGCAATTTGTCAATGCTGGTCAGCGAGTTGACGACCGACCCATCCGCTATGTGGTCGGTTCAGAAGCACTTGATTGATTCCGGCCTGCGTAGGTTGTCAGAGCCAGAACATGAGGCCATAGAGCGTCATAGCCCTGTTGATTGGTTGCATTACACCAAGTTCGACCAGTACCCAGACCGTTTGTGCCAACTCCGCCGCATCGAACCCGAGATTGCGCGCAAGTACGGCATCAGGTGGGATAAGGAGAACAAAGCCACAATTCTTCCCATCCTTTCTCCTTCTGCCGAGTTGTGGGGGTGGCAGGCTAAGAAGAAGGGGTGGGTGCGCAACTACCCAGAGGGCATCCACAAAGGCGACACCCTGTTTGGTATCGAACGTGCCTTTGCCCCCGTAGCCGTAGTCCTAGAATCGCCACTAGACGTAGTTCGATTTCATAGCGTATATGCAGGAGCAGAGTACTCAGCGGTAGCAACCTTCGGTGCTAATATATCTGACAATCAGGTCAACCTATTGGTTAACCGCTTCGATGGTATCTTGGTGGCGCTAGACAACGACAGCGCTGGTAAGACCGAGACAAAGAGACTCGCTAAGCGCCTTCCCTCTATGCGGAGTGGAATCAGGTACTGGAAGTACACGGACATGAATGACGTAAAAGACTTGGGCGACATGACTGACGGTCAGATTATGAATGGCCTCAACGGAGCATCTGTTATCCGTGTTTAAAGGGCAACTGTGGCCGTACCAGCAAGAAGCGGTTGACCGTATGGTCGACCGTGGTCAGATGTTGCTGGGTATGGTCATGGGTGCGGGTAAGACTCCCACGACGCTGGGTGCCGTAGAGGCGCTGCACGAAGAGGGCGAAGTAGCCCGATGCCTTGTTGTCGTCCCCGCCTCCCTCAAATATCAGTGGCTAAAGGAGATCGCTAAGTTTACTGACGCTAAAGCAACTGTGATTGACGGTACGAAGGCGAAGCGTGAGAAGCAGTGGCGTATGTCGCGGTCTAGTCGGTATGTCATCGTTAACTCTGAAACGCTCTCTAACGACATCGGTATGGTGGGAGACATCCAAGCCATGGTCATCGATGAGAGCACGATGATCAAGAACCGCAGCGCAAAGAGATCGAAGTTACTGAAGAAGGTCGGCAAGACCGTGCTGTATCGGTATGCCCTCACAGGTCAGCCCATTGAGAATCGCCCCGAGGAACTCTTCAGCATCATGGAGTTCGTCGACAAGGATGTACTGGGGGATTTCAAGACCTTTGATAGGACGTTCATAGTCCGTGATACATGGGGCAAACCCCTCCGGTACAGAAACCTAGACAAGATGCACCGGGTGATGCAGGAATGCATGGTACGTAAAACCCGAGAAGATATCAAGGATCAGTTGCCAGTTATTGTGCACCAAACCATCCCGGTACCCTTTGACCCCCGAGGTGCTGCTGCATACAGACAGATATCAAATGATTTGCTCAACCAGATCATGGACGCTACGCGCCAAGGCAGCGGCGGTTTTAACATCTGGGCGCACTACAACGGGGGAGAAGGGGGCGAGGCTCAAGGTCAGATCATGTCCAGACTGACCGTGCTACGTATGTTGTGTGACAATCCTGCTCTCGTCGTCAACTCAGCAGCAGAGTTTGAAAACTCTTCAGTAAATGCTGGAAGTCAATACGCTAGCGACATCGTACGTATGGGATGGTTAGAGGGGGTATCAAAATCGCCAAAGTTAGAGGCGTGTATAGAGTATATAACCTCTATTCTAGACCAAGACACTACGAATAAAGTAGTGCTCTTTTCGTTCTTCAAGAAGAATCTTAAACTCATAAAAGACGCAACGAAGAACATGACAGATAGTGTATTGTTTATGGGAGGAATGGACGCCCAAGCGAGAGATGCGTCCAAGCAGCGCTTCGCCTCCGACCCCAACTGTCGCCTGTTCCTATCTTCTGATGCTGGTGGCTACGGTGTTGACCTACCTATGGCTAACTACCTCATATCGTACGATCTACCATGGAGCAGTGGTAAGTTGGAGCAGCGCGAGGCTCGCATCATCAGGCTCTCTTCCGAGTTCCCCCACGTCACTATCGCCACGTTTGTAATGCAGGGCAGCATCGAAGAGCGTCAGTATGAGATGCTTCAGATGAAGCGCTCAGTCAACGAGGCGTTCATCGATGGCAAACATCATGATAACGACGGCAGCATGGCTCTGACACTTGACACGTTAAGCGGTTTTCTGAAAGAATCAACGGTCTGAGGAAAGGACACTACATGGAACTGGAACGCCTTACAGAGGAGTATTTGCGCCATTTGGAGCACATTCAGCAACTCCAGAAGATCGCAGACAACCTTAAGAAGTCCCTTGTAGAGAGCATCGAACATCAGGGCGAGGAAGACGAGAAGGGTCATCAATGGCTCCCCGCTGGCAAGTACTTGCTGCAACGTCAGCGTCGTCAGGGTCAAAGCAAACTCAATATCCAGCGAGCCGAAGAGTGGGCACGCGAACGTGGTATCTGGGGCAAGGTCAGCAAGAGCGTCGAAGTTCTGGATGAAGATTCTCTCATGGGGTACCTGTACGACCACCGTGAGGACGAGGACATCGAAGAGCAGGTGCAGAGCCTCTATGACGCAGCACCTGTGTCTTACGCTTTTGTCAAACCCGTCGAAGAAGCATCGTACGACTACTAAGTCGTGCTAAGGTGAGGCCACGTTATGTCGTACCAACTACTAGAACTCACAAAGGTAGGGCGCTT